CCCCCCAGCCCGTCGCGTTCGCCAGCACCGGCGACGCCGCGCTGGACATGGCCATGGGCTACTTCGCCAAGCACGGCGTGGGCCCGGACAGCCTGGCCATGCAGAGCGCCAAGACCGGGGACTTCTCGGTCCTGAACGCCGTGCTGCAGGAGAAGGGCGCCGAGGGCGCTGCCGCCTACGTGGCCATCGCCCAGCAGGCGCACAGCCGCAGGGTGGACGCCGAGAAGGCCCAGGAGATCCAGCGCACCAAGCTGCTGCACGACGCCATGGGTGGCGAGGCCGGCTGGCTGGCGGTCAAGAACTACGTCGCCGAAAAGGCGTCCACGGAGGAGCTGGCGGAGATCAACGCCAGCCTGAACCGTGGCGGCCTGGCGGCCAAGGCCACGGCACGCTACCTCCGGGAGGTCTACGAGAAGGGCACCGGCCACTCGTTGTCGGGCCAGCCCACCACGCAGTTCCCGCCGGTTGTCGCGAACAACGTCGACACGGCGACCACCCGCCCAGGCGGCGGTACCCCGGCTGTGACGAGCCTGAGCCCCGAGAAGTACCAAGCAGAGGTCAAGGCCTTGGTCGCGAAGTACGGGCAGGGCGCCTACCACCGCGAGGAGTACACCTCGCTGCTGGCACGCGCCCAGGCCTACCGCGGCTGACCGGACCCATAGTGACCAGCTCGCTGACAACACGTTCGCGAGCCGGGTTGCAACCTGAACGAATCATCAATTCTCTGGAGAACTGACACATGGCTCTCGACGACGTCTTCACCGTCACCCGTCCGAATCAGCGCAACGCCGATACCACGGACCCGTTCGCCCTCGCGGTCGCCGAATACTCCGGCATCGTGGAAGGCACCATCGCCCGCCGCTCCGTGACGCAGGGCTGGATTCCCGTCAAGAACATCCGCGGCACCTCGTCCATCCGTGACGAAGCCGTCGGTGGCGCCGGCCTGGTCAAGATCACCCCGGGCGCCACGCCGGACGGCCAGGGCGCCACGAAGTTCGGTCGCTCGACCCTGACGATCGAGGCGCACTGCTTGGCCCGCGAAACCATGGCTCTGCTGGATACGTTCCAGATGGACCGCGACAAGCGCGCCGAGATCGGCGAGGAGCACGGCAAGCACATCGCCAAGTTCATGGACAAGGCGCTGCTCATCCAGGCCATCAAGGCGTCGCAGCGCACGACCTCGATGTTCCACGACGGCACGACCGAGCTGCCCAACCACGCCGGCGGCAGCACCGCCACCTTCGCCAACGCCGGAGACGTGTCCGACCCCGCCCTGTTCATCGCCAAGCTCATCGAGCTGATCAAGACGATGGAAGGCAAGGACATCGACATGCACAAGGACGGCCTGGTCCTGATCGTCAAGCCGACCGAGTTCTGGACGCTGGCCCAGGCGGAACAGCTGATCAACCAGGACTACGTCACGGCCATGGGCAACAAGGTCGAAGGCGGCATGGTCCTGAAGACCTACGGCATCCCCGTGGTCTCGACCAACAACTACGCCGGCGGCGAGAACATCTCCGGCCACCTGCTGTCGACCACGCTGAACAGCGACGCCTTCGACGGCAACTACACCAAGGTCAAGGCCACCCTGTGCTCGCCGCGTGCCGTCCTGGCAGCCGAGAACATCCCGGTGACCTCCGAGGTGTTCTACGGCCAGAAGGAGAAGCTGTGGTTCATCGACAGCCACTTCGCCATGAGCGCCCAGCCGCGTCGCACTGAGTTCTCGGGCTCGCTGCTCCTGCCGTAATCTGCGGCCGGCCCCTTTAACCGGGGGCCACCTTCCTCGCCCCGGCGCCCGTAATGGGTGTCGGGGCTTTTTTGCTTTGAGGATTCCAATGGTCTCCAAGCTCACTGTGTTCAATTCGATGGTCGGGACGATGGGGTTCATGCCCTACGCGGACCTGACCGCCGCGGCGACCAATCCTTACTTCGCCCAGGGGATGGAGATCCTTGCGATCGAGTCTCGGCGAGTCCAGACGCGCGGCTGGTGGTACAACACGACGTACTTCACCGCCGTGCCGGGGGCCATCGAGTTCCCCTGCGCAATCCTGCGCATCCAGGGTCCTGACCTGGACGGCCTCGTGATCCGGGGCAACAACATCTACAACCACCGCGAGAAAGAGATGCTCTCCACCACCGTGGAGAACGTCAAGGCGGTGGTCGAGCTGGACTTCGACGATCTACCGCCGATCGCGCAGGACTACGTCATGGCCCGCGCCGTGCTGGCGTTCCAGTCCAGCTACGACAGCACCCGCAGCACCAGCGAGCGCTGGGAGCGCCAGGCCACGGAGTCCTTCGTGATGATGAACACCGAGGACATCAAGGCCAAGCGCGCCAACCGCCTGCTGTCGCACACCGTGCTCGCCGCCATCATGGCCCAGCGCGGACAGGTGGGCGCTGCCCGCACCTTCTACCAGCCCTAAGGAGCCGCGATGACCCGCGTCGTTACCCAGTACCCCAAGCTGACCGGCGGGGTCACCCAGCGCCCGATGCGCGCCCAGCGCACGAACCAGCTGCTGGAAATGGTCAACATGCACTACGACACGGTGGTCGGCCTCACCCGCCGCCCCGGCGCAGAGCATGTATCCGACACATCCATCGCGTTCCCGGTGGTCGACGACCTCACTGGCTACCGCACCCACGAGTACGAGGACAACGGGCACATCAGCGTGGTGTACCCAGTGGCCGAGCTGGTCGGGGACCCGAAGGCCCACCGAGTGGTGTTCACTAACCACGACACCGGTGTGATCAGCGAGCCCGTCACGCCGCTGGACGACCCCCTCTGGGACGCGGCCATGGAGAGCGGGTTCGGGGCCATCACCAACGTGGGCGACCTGGTTGTCGCCACCGTGAACGGCCAGGTCCCGAGCTACACCACGAGCTACCCCTGGGCGGCCCCGTCGAACCAGCGCCACCACGTTCTGTGGGTGCGCGGCGGGGCGTACAGCCGGACCTTCACGCTCAAGCTGCTACGCGGCAACAAGCGCTGCATCATCAGTTACACCACGCTGGAGGCGACGTACCCCAAGATCCTGGACACGTCGGACATCCTCCCCAGCGACCCAGACTACAGCAAGAAGGTCAACGACCGGACCAACGTCTACAACAGCCAGGCCAATGCCTGGATCGCCGAGGCGCTGGCGGACATTGCCCCCGAGAACATCGCCCTCAAGCTGGCCAACATCCTGCGCGAGAGCGGCTTCCTCAGCTCCAGCGGCACGGTGGAGGCTAGCGGCCCGTACGTCCTGATCGACGACCCGCAGTTCGAGGAGGTCGAGGCGGACGACGGCGGGGACGGCAACCTGCTGCGCGCGGTGGGCAACACCGTTGGTGCGCCGGAGCTGCTCACCGTGAACGGGTACCCTGGCAAGATCGTCAAGGTCCGCCCCGGCATGTCGGAGCGCGGCGAGGTGTTCTACCTGCAGGCGGTGGCCAAGGACAAGAGCGTCGGCAAGTACACCCCAGTCACCTGGGAGGAGTGCGCCGGCGAGTCGTTCGCGCTGACCCCGAAGCTGGTGTACATGACCCTCGGAGGGACGACCGCGTACGGCTCGTCGGACCTGGCCTGGCTGAACACTCAGACCGGCCGGGACTTCGCGGACTGGAGCACCAACATCAGCGGTGACGCAGTCAGCAACCCGGTCCCCCGGTTCTTCGGCGAGGAGATCACCGCGATGGCGGTGTTCCAGGACCGCCTGCTCGTCATGCTCGCCGGTGGCTACGTGGCGGCCAGCCAGCCCGGGGACTACTTCAACTTCTTCCGCGACAGCGCGATCACGATCCTGGACACGGACCCCGTGACCTTCACCGTGATCGGCGGCGAGAGCGACACCGTGCGCTTCTGCCTGCCGTACGACCGGAACCTCCTGATGATCGGTGAGAAGCGCCAGTACATCATGAGCAGCAAGGTCGCGCTGAAGGTGGGCAGCGCCAGCGCCGCGATCTTCGCGGAGGTGCCCGGCATGGCCACCATCAGGCCGGTGATCGTCGCCGGGGACCTGTTCTTCGCGCGCTTCAACAACGACTACGGCAGCATGCATGCCTTGCGGCCTGGCCGTGTGGCGGAGTCACCGTACGTGACCGAGGCGACGGACGAGGTCAACACCCTGATCGACTCCGCGCCGCAGCAGCTGGTGGTCCTGACCACGCCCAACATCGTGTTCCTGCGTGCGGAGGACGGCCGAATCTTCGTGGCCAACTACGAGCACGTGGAGGGCGAGCAGCGGTACGCGGTGCACACCTGGGAGCTGAACCTGGGGGCGCAGCTGCTGGCGATCGTCGGCCACGCCGGCGAGCTGCACCTGCTGTCCAGGCACAGCGACTCCGTGGTGTCCCTCCACAAGATCCGGTTCCAGCGCACCGCGGCAGGCGAGCCCCGCCGGCACTACGACCACCAGCACAACGACGTGGTCGGAAACTGGACCAGCAGGGTGGTGCCGGTGGCGCCCCGCCTCAGCCCCGAGGCTGGCAACGTCACGGGGACCGGCTTCGGGGTCGGCAACATGGCCAACGCCCAGGGCGTGATCGTGGCCACCATGGACCTCTACTTCGAGGACACCGCGGCGGTCAAGGTCACGGCCAGCTACACACACGGCCGGGACGCCCGCACCACTTATCACGAGGTTCAGAATGGTTGATTGCGTTGACGGCTTCCCCCACGGCGGGGTGGTCTCCGACATAGGGGGCTTCCTGTCCGAGCGACAGGGTGGCGGCGGAGGCACGCAGGACATGACGATGGGGGTCACGACCTTCGGCGGCATGGACCCGTTTGGCTTCCCCATCATCAACGACTACGACGGGAACTTCCTCGGGTGGGTGGGGACCACGGTGCCCCCGGTCGGCAGTAGCACCCTGGAGGTCGACCTCCAGCCGATGTACGAGGCCAGCTACTACTGGTACCAGGACTTCGCCTGGCGCACCGCCCCGGACCCCGACGAGCACCCCTGGCTGATTGACGATGGTGTGGAACGCACCATCATGATCCTGCACCGGAAGGACGTCGGGCACCTGGTGGTGTGGCTCCCAGAGGTGACGGCGCTGCCGGTGATCGACACGCTGATCTCCGAGCAGAGCACGGCGCTGAATCTGATGATCAACGACGCGGTGTCGGCCGGTAAGGCGATCTACGTCGAGAACGTGCTGCTGGACTCCACCTGGCATCGCGTTGCGGTGGGCATCAACCGGACGTCCACCACGACGGCCACGATGGACGTCACGGTCTACGCCGACGACAACACCACGATCCTGGGCTCCGGAACCGGCATCTACCTGGACAACACCACGGAGTGGGGTGGATTCGACCCCGTGTGGGGTTGGTACCCGCCGCTGCAGACGACGCCGTTCCTGATCGGCATGATCAGCCAGGCGCGCCTCGTGGTGCCGGACGGGTGCCCGCTGGCCGCGCCGCTGCCGGAGTTCACTCCGCGGGTGCTGGAGCTTGACACCCCCAGCGCGTGCGACACAGGGATGACCACCCCGGACGAGCCGTACTCCGGCCCGTTCCTTCCGAACTTCAAGGTCTCCATCCCCATCGGGGACACGCCGGAGAAGTTCAGCCTGTCCATCGAGTCCGTGTGTGACAAGCCCATGAGCCTGTCCGGTATCGAGTGGACTGGGTGGATCTTCAACAACTCCCGGAGGATTTGATGGCAGACGCCAACACCTACCTGGCACTGGCGCAGCTGGCCACGAGTTATTTCAACTCGCAGAACCTGCGCGCGGTGGATCGAGCGAACGACAGAGCCGCCGAGGCGGTGTACAGCTCGCGCCGGCGCGTCCGTGATGCGGCCCGCACGGCAGCCGCAGGGCGGGCGGACCTGGAGCGCTTCAAGCAATCCTTGAACAACCAGGCCACCCGCGCAGCTGCGGAGCAGAGCGGGGCCGCGCTGCGGGCCAACATCAACGCGCAGCGGGACTACCTCACGGCCAGGACCTTCGAGGGCCGGTTGGCCGGTGCCCAGCGCGCCGGCGAGGTGCAGGCCCAGGCAGCCGCCGCTGGCGTCACCGGAGGCAGCACCGCGCTCGTCGTCGGAACGCAGCAGCTGGCCCTGGCCAGACAGACGTACGCCGACAAGCTGGCGCAGGAGCGCCGAGACAGCGGTGCGGCCATCCAGTCCGCCGCCGTCAGCGCCAGCAGCATCGCGGGCCTGGACCAGCGCACGGTGTTCGCTGCGTTCGACCGGACCGTCGAGGCGCCACCGGTGCGCACCGCGCAGGGCAGCGGCTGGACGGACCTGATCACCGCGATCAGCTCTGTGGGCGTGAAGCGCCTGGCCAACGCAGCCGAGGACGCATACGGCGAGATCCGCGGGCTGTTCAAGGACGACCCCTACGGTCCGAGCTACCCGGACCAGACCCCGAACGAAACCGCCCGCCTCGCGCGGCAGAATGAGGAAGGACCGTAATGGCCGACGATTACACCATCAAGCCTCGGGAGTCCGAGGGCTCCGTGCAGGCGGTGCAGATCAACGCCGCAGCTGGCACCGGGATCATCGGGCAGGCCGGCGACGGGCGGGTGATCAACGCCGCCACGCCGGCGCGGCTCCAGCCGAACACGGCGATGGACTTCCTGATGAAGGTGGGGGCCCCCCTGCTGGAGCCGATCATCAAGCAGCAGGAGCAGGCCAAGTACCTGCAGGGCATGGCCCGCGCCGTGGCCGGCGAGACCGCTGCGGACATTAACCACGAGCGCCCGGCCTGGGCGCAGGCGTTCGGGGACAGCACCGCGGTCAGCGGGGCTCGGGCCTACGAGGGCGCCACGGACGCCAGCCGCCTGGAGAGCGCGCTCTACACGGCGATGCCGGAGCTGATCAAGCGAGATGGTGGGGAGGTGGCCCAGGAGGCCACCAACATCATCACGAAGATGCGCACCGGAGACCCCGTGCGTGACCAGGCGCTGAACGCCATGCTTCCGCAGATCCTGCCCAACGTGCTACGCATGCACGCGACTGGTAGGGCGAAGTGGCTGCAGGACGAGGCGGAGCGCATCGACACCGAGAACAAGGTTGGCGTGGTGCGGGCGTTCTACGCGGCCGAGGAGGCCCTGAAGAACACCCCGGCGCTGGACAGCACGGACGCCCAGGTGTTGAGCCAGAACAACCGCAACCTGGCGGACGCCCTGATGACCCCAGGCCCTGGCCAGGACGTAGGGCAGTTCATGAAGAGGTCGGCCAGCGTGCTCATGGCGGACATCGCCGGAGGCAACTTCGGCGCCGCGTACACCGCGATCGACCACGGCCTGCTCGACAAGCTGGAGGTGACCAACCCCGGCCTGGGGCCCAGGCTGATGGACGCCCTCCGCAAGGAGGAGACCCAGAAGCTCAAGCAGACGGCCTTCGTCACCAACCCGGACCTGGCTGTCGTGACCGCCCGGCTGCACGCCGGCACGGCCGGCACGCCCGAACAGGTGCAGCAGATCATCCGAAACATCAACGCGAAGACGGCCGAACAGGCCGGCGTGCGTTACGGTCTGCTGATCGACGGCGAGAAGGAGGCCCAGTACATCGGTGCCGCCGTCCGCGAGCAGGAGCAGGACGCCAAGGAACAGGCCCGGGAGGCCCGCCGCGAGAAGAACGAGCGGGCCAGGGAGGACCGGGCCGCTGCGCGGGAGGCCGCCAAAGAAGCCAAGGCCGAGGCGAAGGAGCGCAAGAAGCAGGAGCAGGAGGATCTGGAGGCGGGGATGCTGGAGGGCTACCGCCAGCACCTGTTGCGCGGCGCGGCTGACCAACCTGGTACCGACCAAGGCAACAACCGGGTCTTTGCCCAATCCTTCCGTGACCAGCTCAAGGACTCCAAGATCAAGGAGTGGGACACGGACACCGTGGAGTACCAGGCGTTCGCGCAGGCCGTGCAGCAAGGCCCAGTTGCCGCGGCGCGGGTGCTCGGCATGCTGCCGGGCGGCCAGGTCCCGAAGAAGTTCAAGGACATCGTCGCCTCCGGCCAGTCCACCGGCAGCCCGGACACCCTGGTCGCCCTCCAGACCTACGGGCTGGTGAAGGACAACCCGGAGATGGTGGCCCGCATCTGGCCGGACGCCATGGACGCCAGGGCGATCCGGGAGTCCTACACCAGACTGGAGCAGGGCGGCAAGCTCTCCGTGCTACAGCCGCTGCCGAAGGGCGCACCCCCGGAGCTGGAGAAGCAGTTCGTGCAGGCCCGGGAGGGCGCCGCGAAGGAGCTGTCCCTGCTGGCCAACGAGCGCAAGGCGCGGGACACCTTCGGGGACCTCAAGAAGACGATCGCCGGCGGCGAGGCCAACGTGGCCAAGGCCAAGCAGGCGGTGGCCAACCTGACCAGCGAGACCTACGGCGGCAAGCTGTCCCCCATCTCCAGATCGAAGATCGAGCAGGCGGTGGCGTGGCAAGTTGGCCATCTGATGGGCCACGAGGGTGTGGCTCCCGGCGAGCTGGTCAAGCAGGCGTGGACCGCGGTCCAGGACAAGATGCTGCCGGTTGGCACCAAGCTCGTGGCGCTGCCGTACCCCGGAACGCCTGGCGCTGCGACGTTGGGCCTGTCCGGCCTGAAGTCCCGCTCCACACCCGCCTGGGACGACGCGCTGCTGAAGGCCCTGTCCGAGAAGGGTGGCGGCGCCACCTTCAAGGCGGACGACGTCAAGGAAGTCTACTACACCAAGGGTCAGTTCGGTGCGGATCTCATCCTGCACGTGATGACCAACGGCCGGTTGCTGACCGTCCGCATGCCCGAGTTCGAAGTGCGCAAGCACGTCAAGGAGTGATCTCACATGGCAGACACCCAGCCGCAAAGCGCGCCTGTAGTGCCTGCCGGGACCGACGTCCCGGCCATCGATAACAGCGAGTTCGCCCGCCAGGGTGCTGACCTGAAATGGCAGCAGGGTCTGGAGCAGTGGCGCAAGGATGACGCCAACAGCCTCGGCGGCTGGGCGGACACCGTCGTCCGATCCACCACCGATCCCGGCGCCACGGCCTGGGACTGGGTCGGCCGGCAGTTCGACACCGAGCGCCGCCGCCTGAACAAGCTGCACAAGGAGAAGGGGTTCGACTACTGGACGGACCCGAACCGCAAGCAGTGGGAAGCCGGCCTCACCGAGGACGAGCTGGCCATGCTGCACAAGGTGGCCGACAACGGGTACATCGACGTCATCCTGGCCTTGGACCGCGTCCAGAAGGGGCGGGAGCTGCAGGAGCAGGTGGCGCGGCAGAACGGCATCGTCGGTGTGTCCGGGGCGATCGTCGGCGGCATGTCCGATCCGATCAGCATGCTCGCCGGCCTGGGTGTTGGTGCCGGCGTCCGCGCCATCGGCGCCACCCGGAACTTCCAACGCGCCTCCAAGGCGACGGAGGCGGTGCTGTCCCAGCCGGGCGTTCGTGGCCTGGCCGCCCGTGCGGTGGCCGAGGGCGGCGAGCAAGCGGTCGGCTCCCTGCTGACAGACGCCGCTATGAACTCCATCGGCGAGTACCGCAGCAAGGACGACATGGAGATGAACGCCATCTCCTCGTTCATCTTCGGTGGGCTGCTCAAGCCCGTCACCGAAGGCATCAGCAACCTGCGCAACCGCTCCGGTGGCAAGACCCGCCAGGCCGTGCGAGAGGCCGCGGACGACGCTGTTGGCCGCATGGCCGACACGGCCGAGACCACGGTGGACCTCCGGGAGACGCCTACCGAGCACGCTCGGCGCATGGTCGGAGAGGTGGCCGAGGACGCACGGGACGCGGGCCGCAGTGGTCGCCGACATCAAATCTTCAACGACGCCGAGCAGGCGCGGCTCCGGGAGGAGTTCGAGGGGGCGCCGCGAGACATCGACGCAAAGCCGGTGAAGGTGCCGACCGAGGCGGAGCCGGAGGTGGCCGTCACCCCCGAGCAGGTGCCCGAGGTGCGTGAGGTCTCGCCGGACGAGGTGGACTTCAACCAGTTCGACACCACGGCCTGGACGAAGCCGGCCGACCAGCCGCTGCCGGTCGCCGAGACGCTGGACCTGCCGAAGATCGACGACAGCCACCTGGAGGTGGACCTGGTGATGCGCGCCGTAAACGCGCACATCGGGGACCCGGATGCCATCGAGCGGGCCATGACCAACCTGGCCGGCTCGCTGCAGTCGGACGCCGCCAAGCAGCGGGCCGAGCAGTTCATCCGCATCGCCCAGGAGGAGCGCGCGGCCCAGGCCGTCCGTACCGAGGACGTGCTGGCCGGCCGGCGCGAGGCGACCATGTTCCTGAACGACGGGGAGGAGATCCGCATCCTGCACGACGGGCAGGTCTTCTCCGACGTGCGCGGCGAGGAGTCGCACCCCGCCCTCAAGAGCGCGAGCACCGTCAGCTACTCGCACCGCGAGATGCTGGAGGCGCTGGTCCGCAACCTGGACGACACCGTACCGGCCGAGCAGGGGACCCTCCGGGGCGCCGCTGAGTGGCTGTTGCGGAACGGCGACCAGAACCTGCTGGACAACGCCAGGACGTACCTTGATTTCAAGGGCCGTCGCGGGGCCGCCTTCACCGGCGGGGAGACCGTGGTCGGCGTGGCCGACAGCCTGCACCGTGCCCGGGACAACCCCGGTTCCCTGGATGCCACCGTGCAGCTGATGGGCACCTGGTCCCGCAGCACGGTGGTGCACGAGATTGTGCACAGCATGACGACCCGCGCCATCCGGGCGCTGGAGACGGCCGAGCTGCGCGGGGAGCTGGGAAGGTTCTCGCCGGAGATCCGCGCCGCCTGGGGGACCATGCAGGCGTACCGTGACGCGCTGGCCCAGTTCAAGGGCACCGCTGTCGGCGAGGTACCGCTGGAGCGCACGATCAAGGGCAAGGCGCAGGGCCACCACTACGCGGCCAAGAACATGGTGGAGTTCGCGGCCCAGGTCCTGTCCGACCACAAGACGCAGCTGGTCCTGTCCAGCATGAAGCCGCTCGGGCGGTTCCACTACTTCGCCAACGCCCTGGAGCACGTCTTCTCGGCGATGCGCGACGTGCTGGTCAAGCTCGGCGTGCCGGCCGGCAAGGCGATGGAGCGGACGGGCTTCACGGAGGCGGCCGAGGCCATCGAGCTGCTGATGCGGGCCAACACCCGCGACCGGGCCCGAGTCATCGTGGAGGCGGAGCAGCTGGCCAAGGCCAAGTCTGCCGGCAGGTCGGAGGCCGGCGGGCCGTACAAGGAGAAGCCGCTGGCGCAACACACGCCGGGCCCCAAGGACGACGCCCACGTCAAGTACATGAGCGGCGGCCTGCTGGCTGACCACGTGACGGCTGCCGGGATGGCGCCTGGCGTGAGCCGCGCCCCGGACTTCGACGTCAACCAGCGCCGCAACGCGGACGCCCTGGCCCTGGCCGAGCGCCTGGCGCCGCTGGTGCCCGACGCCCACCTGGTCCTCACGGGCCGGGGGAGCAGCCCGGCGGTTCGCGGTGCGGAGGTCTTGTCCGCCGGCAACACCCACCTGGTGGGGCTGCCCAAGGAGATCACCAGCGAGATGGCCCAGGCCACCGTCGTACGGGCCACCGTGACAGCAGCGCTACCGGACACCACCGGCCTGCGCCCCGCCCTGCTCCGTCATCTGGACACCCTGGATAGCGGAGCCTTCGAGGCCCCCGGCCTGGAGAAGGCCCGGGCTGTGTTCGACGCCGCCAAGGACGCGCTGCCCGAGGGCACAACGTTCGAGGACGTCCTGGAGGAGAGCCTCCGCGAGGTGGCCGCAGGCCCGCGCCAGCGGGAAGCCGCGGCGGTGCAGTCGACCACGCCATACCTGGTGACCGGCTCGGTGGCCCGCCTAAAGCGCGCCCTGGAGCAACAGGCCGACGACTTCTTCTCGAAGTTCCAGCTGCAGGCAGCCCGCACCTCCGTGGCGCTAGGCAAGTTCTCCAGCCTGGTCAGCGACGGGGTGGTCATGGCCCGTAGCGACAACAAGGTGGTGCGCATGCTGTCGGCTATCGTGGCGGAGACCACGACCGGCGGCGTGGCAGAGCGGCAGACGACGGCGGCGGTGCGCAAGGCCATGCTGAAGTCCCGCCTGACCGGCTCGGACCTCCACGGCTACAACACCGCGTACAGCGCGTGGAAGCCGGGTGGCCCACTGCAGGCCTGGGACGACGTGTTCGTCGGGGACAAGCGCCGCGAGTTCGACCGAGCCGTAACGCTGGAGATCCTGCGCCGGCGCGGCGCTGCCGAGGCGGGGCTGGACTACAAGGCCGGCCTGGCCCAGGTGGACCCGCACATCGCCCGCGCGGCGGACCACGTGCAGTCGATCGCCGACCGGGCCCGCCAGGAGCAGAAATTCGCCAACACGCTGGGAAGCGGCTCGTTGGGGGATAGCTCGGTGGGCTACCTGCCGCAGCGCTTGGATGGGCAGAAGCTCCTTGCGGCCACGGACACCGAGCGGCAACTCCTACAGGACAAGCTCGCGGACCACTGGCGCCAGGTGTACCCGAACTGGGACAAGGCGTTCGCAAAGAGCTTCGCGGAATACTACGTCGAGCGCGCCGTGAGGCGTGCCCGCGGTGCTGCGGCCGACATGGTGCAGGCCGAGCAGTCCGGAACCTCCGGCATCCGCGAGGCGCTGGAGGAGATGGGCAACGACCCGACCGCGGACCCGACTGCGCGCCAGCAGATCGCGGACAGCATCCGCGGTCTGGGCCACACCAAAGGCCGGCTGGACGTGGACCTCACAGCCAACCTCACCGGCGACAAGAAGGTCCTGGACTTCTACGCGACGAACCCCCAGCAGCTCATGCAGGGGTACATCGACCGGGTGGCCGGCGACATCGCGCTCACCGAGGTGGGCATCCTCGGCAAGTCCGGTCGGGACCAGCTCATGCGGGTCCTAGAGACCAGCGCGGACGTCACGGCCAACGAGCTGGCAGCGACCAAGCGAGTCTTCGCGGAGATGGCCGGCGAGGCCACCCAGGGCTTCCGCAACAAGCAGCTGGCCAGCCTCCGCATGGTGACTGGCCTCGCCCGCCTCGGCGGCCTGGCCTGGAACCAGCTGGCGGAGACCATGAACGCGGCCCACATGCTGGGCCTAGACGCCACTCTCAAAGGGTTGCCGGCACTGCCGCGCATGCTCGGAGAGGTGCGGCGCATCGTCCGCGGCCAGAAGGTGGACAACCCCTGGCTGGACTCGTTCAAAGGCATCGTCGGTGAGTACGGGACGGAGGGGCACTACCTGCACTTCCCGACCGACCCGCCGGACGCGCGCCTAGCAGACTACGCCGAGCAGAGCGGCGTCGTGGAGCGCCTGCTCCGCGGGGGTTCGCACCTCCAGGCCAAGCTGTCGTTCTTCCGCGCGGTCCACGGAGCACAGCATCGCTGGGTGGCCGAGCAAATCGTGCGCAAGGCGGCCGGGTACCTGGCTGACGCCGCTGCTGGGAAGCAGACGGCCAACCGCTGGCTGCGGGACATGGGCTTCACCGGCGAGCTGCTGGACGCCTCCAAGGCGCACATCCCGCACGCCGTGACGTTCGACTCCAATGGCAACGTGGTGGGCTTCGACCTGACCAAACTCGGCACGTACGAGCTGCAGGCGGACTTCGCCGCCAGCGTCCACCGCGGGGTGGCGCAGATCATCCAGGGCACGTTCACCGGCGAGCGCGCCGCGTGGATGCACAGCGACCTCGGTCTCCTGCTGGGCCAGTTCCGTAGCTTCACGGCCACGGGCCTGGAGAAGCAGTGGGCCCGCACCCGGTACGTCGTCGGCGAGGACACCCACGTGGCCGCTGCCTACGCCTACATGGCCGGCCTGGTCACGGTGCAGGCGAGCCTCGGGGCCCTGCTCCACACGGCCCGCGTCGGCCTGGCCAGCGTCGGCCGTAGCGATGAGGACCGGCAGAAGTACCTGGACCAGCGGCTCTCGCCCTGGGAGCTGGCCCGTGCGTCCCTGAACTACTCGTCCCTCTCCGGCGGGGCGGGGGAAATCATGGACCTGGCGGGCCTGATCGGCGGTGCGTTCTTCGACGACACCATGCGCGAGCTGGGTCGCTACCAGAACCAGTCCCAGACGATGGGGCGCGGGGGCGGTGGCAAGGACGTGCTGCAGGCCATCCCGGCCCTGGGCTACGTCACGGACGCTGGCAAGTCCACCTACGGCGCGCTGGACGCCGCGGCAGCGGCGCTGGACCCCGACCGGGAGGTCGACAAGCTGGGCAGCACGCTGCGGGACGCCTCGCGCCTGCTGCCGGGCAGCACCCTGCCTCCGGTGACCATCCTGCTGGACCAGCTCCGCAGGCTGGATGAGCTTCCGAACGAGTAACCACTAACCTGGTCACTATGGGCCGAACGCTGGACCCATAGTGACCAAATCTTCCCACCAATTTCACAGCATCAGCGAGGACCACATGAACGACTACCAAGGCCATCCGGCCGCCGGTATCCCTGCCGCGGGCATCAGCGGACTGACGCTACTTGGCGTCTCCCTGCCCGACTGGGTGCTCATCGGCACCGCCGTCTACACCGCCTTGGCCATCTTCGTGTTGGTCCGAGACAAACTCTACAAGCCGTGGAAGGAGGCCCGCGATGGCCAACGAAAGCAAGCTGCAACGGATTCATGACGCGCTGGCCGACTGGTGCCTCGGCGCACTGGAGGCCGTCGATCCTGCGACCAAGCGGCCCCTGCTGACGGCGGCCGAGGCGAACACGATCCGCGCGTTCCTGAAGGACAACGAGATCACCGCCGGCCCGGGTGACGACTCCAAGATCACCGAGTTGCGCGAGAAGCTCGCGGCGCGGCGCAAGGCGCAGCCACTCAATCCCGCCCTCGACGGGCTTGGTGACGGGCTGCTCCAGTGAGCATCGGGGCTCGCGAGAACGCGGTAGCCGCCGCGGTCCGGGAGGCCCTCCTGGGGGAGCTGCAGGCGCACTACGCGTCCTTCATCCCGTTCCTGCACGAGGTCATGGAGCTGCTCGGCTTCAAGACCTCGGACATCCAGGAGGACATCGCGGACTTCATGGTCAACGGACCAGAGGCCCTGATGGTGCAGGCCCAGCGATCGCAGGCCAAGACCACCATCGCGGCGGCCTTCTGCGTCTGGAGCCTGCTCCACGACCCCACGCACCGCATCCTTGTAATCTCCGCCGGCGGCACGCAGGCCAACGAGATCAGCACCCTGATCGTCCGGATCATCATGTCCATGGACGTTCTGGAGTGCATCCGCCCGGACAAGCGCGCCGGTGACCGCACGTCGGTCGAGGCCTTCGACGTCCACCACAGCCTCAAGGGCGTGGACAAGTCCCCCTCGGTCGCCTGTATCGGCATCGGGGCGAACATGCAGGGCAAGCGCGCCACCATCCTGCTGGCTGACGACGTTGAGTCCAGCAAGAACTCGCTCACGGCGACGATGCGCGAGCAGCTGCTGCACCTGACGCTGGACTTCACCAGCATCTGCACCGGCGGCCGGATCATCTGGCTCGGCACGCCGCAGACCAGCGAGTCCATCTACAACACCCTCCCCGCCCGCGGCGTCACCGTCCGCATCTGGCCTGGCCGCTACCCGAACGAGAAGCAGCTGGCCCACTACGGTCCGCACCTCGCGCCGCTCCTGATGCGCCGGATGGAAGCCAACCCGACGCTCCGCACCGGTGGTGGCCTCCGCGGCGACCAGGGGCAGCCGATTGACCCGAGCTACCTCGGCGAGACCGTACTCCAGAAGAAGGAGTTGGACCAGGGCGAGGCGTACTTCGCGCTTCAGCACATGCTGAATACGCGCCTGCTCGACGCCACCCGCCACCCCCTCAAGGTGGAGAAGATCCAGACCATCCGGCTCGACAAGTCCCGGAAGGTCCCGATCAGCCTGGCTCCGAGCTTCACGCCTATGGGGCTGCGGACGTTCGCCTACGGGCACCGCACGTTTCAGCTGTCCATCCCGACCGTCTCCCCGAACTGGGTGACGATCGCGGCGCTCACGATGTACATCGACCCGGCGCCCGGTGGTATGAACGGTGACGAGACCGCGTGGGTGATCGGTGGCGAGGCCAACGGCAACATCTACATCTTCGACTACGGCGGCCTCCCCGGGGGCTACGCGCTGGACAAGATGGAGGAGCTGGCCCGCAAGGCGCTCGAATGGGGGGTCGAGGAACTCATCATCGAGAAGAACATGGGCTACGGCGCCTTCCGCGAGGTGATGACCCCCGTGCTCAAGCGAATCCACCCGCTGTGCGGCATCGACGACGACATGGTGCACGGCCAGAAGGAGCTGCGGATCAACGCCACCCTGGGTCCGATCATGGGCCGCGGCGCGCTGATCATCAACACCGAGGCAATCGAGAACGAGTGGGCAAGCGTACAGGGCTACGGCACGAACGCCATCATCTACACCGTCCTGCACCAGCTGGACAAGCTCACGCTGGCGCGTGGGTCCCTCGTGCACGATGACCGCGCGGATTCCTTCGAGGGCCTCTGCCGCAAGCTGCAGGCCCACCTGGTCAAGGACCAGGAGAAGGCCACCAAGGCGGCGGAGAAGCGGGCCTACGACGAGATGACCAAGGACCCCCTGGGCCGCAACAACTACATCGTCCCCAAACGCCGTGAGCATGGCCTGGCGAACCGCTTCCGGAGGCACTGATGGACGTCAAACGTGTGGCCGGCCGGTATCGCCGGCTGTTCAACCTGCCATTCCCGGTCGACGTCAAGACGGTGTACGCCCCGACCGACTGGATGGGGATCTTCTACTCCGGCATGGAGCGGGGCCTGATCCTGATCAACGAGGACACCTGCAAGACCGAGGACGAGCTGCGGGCCACCATCCTGCACGAGTTCATCCACGCCGAGCAGTGGTGCCACGAACTGCCCGTTGACCACGGGCCCTACTTCCAGCGCCGCGCCGCTGAGATCGAAGCCGCAACAGGACACAAACCATGATTCTCACCGACGTGCCCACCCCGGGCCAGCTGACCAACTCCATCCAGCTCCGCAAGGAGGTGGTGAAGGCCCTGAGCTACGTGCAGATCCAGCGGCTGCAAAGCCCCTCCAGCACCGGCTCGGCCACTCTCGCGGAGTTCTTCCGCGCCTGCGCTGACCTCGCAGACCCCGACGCTCCCAAGCCCAAGAAAGGAACCGCGAAATGATCGCTCACGAACTGCCCGATCCGGGCGACAAGATCGGCCAACTCGGTCAGGCCCTCCGCCACGCACTGGCCCACGTGGTCTCGAAGTGCGAACGGGACGCCATGATCGCCGGCGGCACGGTGCCCGATGGCACCTGGACGGACCTCAAGGCCACGATCACCGCCGCCGTCACGGCAATCGAGGCCACCGAGGCCGCGCCGTAATGGACGCCCGCTTCCGCATCGCGGGGGCGGTCTCCGCTGCAGCCCTCGCCCTAATCGCAGGGTACGAGGGGCTGCGGCAGAAACCCTACCTGGACGCCGTCCAGATCCCCACCGTGTGCTATGGGCACACGGGCCGAGACATCGAGCCGCGCTGGTACAGCCAGGCCGAGTGCACCGCAATCCTGCGCCAGGACGCCGACAAGGCTGCCGCCGCGGTGCGGCGCCTGGCCCGTGTGCCGATGACACAACCGGTATTCGACGCCCTGGTGTCGTTCACGTTCAACGTCGGCGAGGACAACCTCGCCAGCTCCACCCTGCTCCGCAAGCTCAACGCCGGGGACACGGTTGGGGCCTGCAACGAGATTCCCCGCTGGAACAAGGCGGGTGGACGCGTGCTACCCGGCCTGACGGCCCGGCGCGCCGCCGAGCAGAAACTGTGCCTCTCCGGCACCTGAAGGAACAACATGGCCCGCAGCTTCGACATCGCCGTCCTATCCCAGACCAAGGTTGACCCCTCGGTACCGCCGGCAACCGCCGCAGCGCGGGCGGGAACGATCCCCGGCACCTCCGTGTCGGACCACAACGTGGACCAGAACATCGGCGACGTGGTCACCGGTGGCGTGCAGGATGGCGTGACCGCCTCGTACGACGGTGTGAACCACGTGGTCGACCTGACGAACACCGACAAGGGGTCGGTGGCCGTCGCGGCGCACGTGGCGGAGACGGACCCCCACGGGGACCGGGCCTACGCCGACGCCCAGGACGCGGCCCACGTCGCCGCCACTGATCCTCACGGAGACCGCGCGTACACCGACGCGGAGATCGTGGAGCACTCAGGGGCCACCGACCCGCACGGAGATCGTGCGTATGCTGACGGTCTGATGACCGCCCACCTGGCGGCCCCGGACCCGCACACCCAGTACGTCAAGGTCGCCTCCCTCTCGGAGCTGGTGGACGACCGCGTGGCCGCCCTGCTCGTCGCCGGCAGCAACATCACGCTGACCTACGACGACACGGCAAACACCCTCACCGTGGCCAGCACCAGCTCTGGCACCACCTGGGGCAGCATCACCGGTACCCTGTCCGCTCAGACGGACCTGCAGGCCGCCCTGGACGCAAAGCTGGACGACAGCCAGGCGACCGCCACTGGTCTGGCCGTGCTCGGCGCCGCCGACGCGGCGGCCGGCCGTACCGCGCTGGGCGTGGTGATCGGCACCGACGTGCAGGCCTACGACGCCGAGCTGGCCGCCATCGCGGGGCTGACCAGCGCCGCCGACAAGGTGCCCTACTTCACGGGCTCCGGCACTGCGGCACTGGCGGACTTCACGACCTTCGGCCGCAGCCTGGTGGACGACTCCAGCGCCTCGGCCGCCCGGACCACCCTGGGCCTGGGCACGATGGCCCTGGAGGCCGCTGCCAACTACGCGGCGCTTACCGGCGCCACGTTCACCGGCGTGGTCACGGCCCCGACGTTCACCGGCGCGCTGACAGGCAACGCCAGCACCGCGACCAAGCTGCAGACCGCCCGCAACATCAACGGCGTGCCGTTCGACGGGTCGGCGGACATCACGCTCACGCCGGCGAACCTGACGCCCGGCACGTACCTCACCGGCTCCGCCTACAACGGCGCGGTGGCCCGCACGTTTGCCGTGGACGCCACCAGCGCCAACACCGCCAGCAAGGTCGTGGCCCGTGACGCCTCAGGGAACTTCTCCGCCGGCACCATCACGGCCACGACGTTCAGCGGCGCGCTGGCCAACTCGCACAGCCCTGGCGCCTACCTCGTGGGCTCCGCCTACAACGGCGCGGCGAACCAGACCTGGGACGTGAACGGCTCCTCCGCCGGCGGTACCAGCAACCTGGTGGCCCGAGACGGCTCCGGCGCGTTCACCACCGCCGCGATCACTGTGGGGACGAACGGGTTCATCATGGACACCGCCGCCGGCACAAACCGCCGGTTCGTGTTCAAGACCTCCGGCGTCGACCGGTGGCGCGTCGGCGTGGGTGCTGGCGCAGAGACCGGCTCCGACGCAGGCTCGGACTTCGTGCTCCAGCGCTTCGACGACTCCGGCGTGTCCCTCGGCACCCCGATGTCCATCGTGCGCTCCACCGGCGCGATCTCGATGGGCACGCTCAACGTCACCGTTGCGTTCTCGTCCGTTGGCGGGACCCTCACCGGGGACCTCCAAGGCACCACCGCGACGTTCTCCGGCGCCATCAGCATCGGCAACAACTCGGACATCAACGGGTTCCAGATCGGCTACCGCGGCTTCCCGCGGCTGACGTCCACCACGATCGCGGCGGCCAGCAACGGCAAGTGCCACGCCATCACGACCGGCGTCACGGTTCCGGCGAGCACGCTGGCCGCAGGGGATGTGGTGTACATCTTCAACAACTCTGCCGCCGGCATCACGCTGACGCAGGGCTCCGGCCTCACGATGTACCAGGCGGGTACCGCCAATACTGGCAACCGCACGCTGGCCCAACGAGGTTTCGCCATTATCTGGTTCAACTCCGCCACCACGTGTGTAATCTCCGGAGATGGAGTTAGCTAATATGCTCGACGACCTTTTCGTAGGGGTCAAGCAGATCGTGTGGGGGGTTATCGCGCTGTTCGCGGTAATCCTCCTCACGAGTATCGCGTGCTGGTTCTACCAGTCCGGGGAAATATCCCGGCTAGAGAATCAGGTCGCCGATCTGCAGGAATCCCAGAAGCGCGCAAACCAGGCGCTGGCCCGCCGAGAAACCCTCCGGGCCGGGGTGGAGAAAACCCACAAGGCGGCCTCCGCCGCATTATCCCAGGCCGCTGCATCCCAGCCGGCATGGGCGGACACCCCCGTACCCCAGGAGATTCAAGATGCCATTCGGTAGACCTATGCTCCTGCTGCTCCTGGCCTTCGGCGGGTGCGCCCAGGTGACCGTTCGGCAGCCACCGGAGGTCCTCCTGGCGGACTGCGCGGAGCCGGAGGCCCGAATCACCACCAACCGCGAGCTGGCGGAGGCCTACCTGGCCATGCGCCGGGCCCTGCGCCTGTGCAACGCGGACAAGTCAGCCCTCCGGGACTGGGCGGCGATCAACAACTAGGGAGAACGACCATGCCCACCATCTGCTCATGCGGCTGCGGCCGAACATCCCCTGACGGCGCGGAGCCGGGAGACCAGCTTTGCCTGTTCTCCGGCCTGCTGGCCCAGGAATCCGGGGAGACAGCCGAACCAGACCAGGTCGCGGAGGCCCTTCCTGGCCCCGCCACGCCATTTTCAGAGGCCGGCTAAGGCCAGGGTAGCCTGACAGCACTCCGATCGCTCCTAGACCGTTTAAATCGGTCGGGGGCGAGGCGTAGCCGCGTCCAGGTTCGACGTGTCGGGAAGGGGCCGGGCCAAAAAGTGTTGGATTTTTGCGAGGGGGCACTCCCACTTCC